ATCTCGCTGGCGCCTCTAAAGCGCTAGTTTGATCTGGTGTTAGAGATAATGTAATAATACCAGTTGTCGCATCTGACGCAATTGCAGTCGTAAATGATGTTCTTGTTCTTGTTGAAGCGTAACCTTGTGATAGTTTCGCTGACGCAGTGTAGCCCGTTAAATTAAACGCTGTGTTGTCACTATTCGTAACAGTCACGTCCGTTGAAAATGATGCGCCCTGATCAATCCGTAGATTCGCTCTCGCTGCCATTAGTTTATACCTACTAGTTTATCTCTATGTTTTTGAGCATCATTTAACATAAAAAAAGATTTTTGTTTAAAATTAGGAACTCTTACTTTCCATTTATTTCTTTGATTTCTCATATTTAATATGTATAACATTTCAATATTTTTACACATATGATTATTTACACCTATCTTTTTTTCTCTCATCTTTAATTTAGTATCTTCTTTATGTTTTTTACCATACATTGGGTGTTTCTCACCTTGTTTAGTTAAAGACATTTTTTTCAAAGTTTCTAAAGAATGTTTTTTACCATAAAAGTTATTATTTTCACCTTTTTGTTTTTTACTTAAAGTGTTTTTTGTTTCTTTACTATGTTTTTTACCATACATTGGATTTTTTTCACCAACATATATACCAATTTTTGATTTTGATATTTTTTCAATAGTTTCTTTGGAGTGTTTTCTTCCTAAACTACCACCACCTCCTAATGTTAAATTTAGTTTTGGTTTTAGTTTTTTAATCCAATATATCTCACGTTCATTAAGATTATTTACATCATCAACATATTCAATAACACCAGTAATCAACTTATCTTCATTTCCAGATTTTTTAATATCTTTTATTATAACTCCACTACCTACATAGTCTGAACCATCACCTATATGTTGACCAACATAAAGTTTTCCTTTATATGAAGTTCCATAGATTACTGGTCTATCAAATATCATTAATCTTCAGATTTGTCTTGTTCTTCCAAACCTTTTTTTATCTTTTCGTTATAGTATTCTGTTAAAACAGATATTTTTTCTAATTCTATTTCGTGTCTTACTTTAGATTGTTGTATTTCTTGTCTAGCAACAATTGTATTTCTTACATCTAATGGCAATTCACTTATAATATAGTCTTTACCATCAATTGTTATTTTGTCTTGTTTTACTTCACTCATAATTTATTCACCTTTGTTTTTGTTTAATTCTATTTATTATTGAAATTTGTATCGTATAATTACAATTCCTTTACCGCCAGATCCACCATTTTGTGTTCCTCCATCAGCTGGGTGTCCAGCACCACCACCAGCTCCTCCTGTATTAATTGTACCGTTAGCTGCATTTGGTCCACCTATACCACCTGTTCCACAAGGACTTGCTGGACCTACAACCCAACTATTCCCAAGAAATGTACCTCCTCCACCACCACCAGCTCTAGCTGTTGGAGTTCCATTAATTGAACTTGTAGCTCCTGCTCCACCACCTCCAGAAACATTACCTGGCGAACCATCTCCTCCTGCTGCAGTTGCTCCACCGCCACCACCTGCTTTATTAATTCCTGTATTTCCTCGTCCAAAACCACCAGGTTGTCCTTGAGGTGGACTTACTGGAGGTGTATTACCTGCTGGATTAACATTTGCTGGTGGTGAGTCATTTGCATTACCACCACCTGAACCACCTGCAATACCTAAAGTAGTATCTGGTGAACTTGGTCTAGCACCTCCACCTCCACCACCTGCTGATGTAATTGTTGAAAAAACTGAATTTGAACCTGAACACCCTTTATCGTTATTACTTGTCCCTCCTGATCCACCAGCACCAACTGTAATTGGATAAGTTGTAGCACTTACTGGTAAAGCAGCAACACAAGCACCTAATGGACTTGCCGTATAACAACCTGAAGCGGCACCTGAAGATTCTCTATAACCTCCAGCGCCACCACCGCCACCCATATTAAAACCACCTCCACCACCACCAGCAATTACTAAATAATCTACTGTATTTGGACCAGCACCTACACCACCAGCACAAGAAACAACAAAACAACCGTCTCCTGTAAAGGTGTGAATTTTATAATCACCTGATGTTGTTACTGTTCCACCAGTAGCAGAAATAAAAGCAACAGCCTCTAAATCACCCACATTTGATTCATTTGTATATAACCAACCTTTTGTAGCATCAATATAAACTAAAACAATGGAAGCTCTATTTGTTGATATTTCTGAATCATTTGCCACACCTTGAATATTGTTTCCGTTACGAGCAATTGTTAATGCGTTAGTACCAAATGTACCAGCGTAATCTTTGATTGCGATGGTATCACCGGCACTTGGTGAACCTGGTAAAGTTGCTGTAACCGCACCAACCGAATCTGTATCTACAAAGTAACCTTCTCCAGCAACGGCATTAAAATCTGTTGTCTTTACTGATTGCCATTGTACTTTACCTGCTGAAACTGAACCACCTAAAGAAACACTTGTACCATTAACTGTAATAGATGAGTTTGCTAGTTTATCGTTGGCGATAGAACCTGCTAATTTTGCGTTTGTAATTGTACCAGGCGCTATATCAGCGGCAACAATTGTACCGTCTTCTATCTTATCAGCGTCAATTGCGTTGTCTGTTATACCTGTTTTTTGTACTTTTGTAAGTGCCATATGTTTAATCTCTCTCTATATTTATACTATTTCCCTATTGAAATTTGTATCGTATTACAACGATTCCTTTACCACCAGAACCACCTGAAACTCCGCTTCCTGTTCTTAAACCACCACCACCACCACCAGTATTGGCTGTTCCAGAACCTGCTGGTTGAGAAGTAGGAACTCCACCTCCACCATCTCCTCCTCCACCTGGTCCACCTGGTACAACAGATCCAGGAGGTCCTGATGTTCCACTTCCTCCTCCAGCAAATAAACCTGTAGAAGAAGGTCCAGCTTGTGGTTGGTCTGATTGATAAAATGGTTGTGGCGCTACTCCAAATACAGGAGTTACATCTAATCCTGCTCCTCCATTATTACTTGGCCAATTTCCACCAGCAGCATTAGCTCCTCCTCCACCACCACCAGCATTTGGTCCAGATCCTGGTCCGCCAGTTCCACCAGGATTTCCTTGTGGAGGACTTACAGGAGGAGTGTTACCACTTCCTTGAGATGAGGTAGGAACAATTGAATCTCCTCCAGCTGATCCTCCACCTGATCCTCCAGGATCTCCAGCAACTGCATATGAACCTCCTCTACCTCCGCCTGTTGAGGTTATTGTTGAAAATATTGAATTTGAACCTGGATTAGCAGTAGGACCAACACTTCCAGCACCACCACCTCCAACTGTTACTGGATAAGTTGTTGCTGTTACTGTTATACCAGTACAACTAGTACAGGCACCAATTCTTGCACCTCCAGCTCCACCACCTCCAGCGTGTTCAGCTGATGCTCCACCTCCACCAGCAACCACTAGATAATCTACATTATTAGGACCTGACGCAGGTAAACAATTAGCCAAACTTGAAACAACAAAACAACCATCACCTGTAAAACTATGAATTTTGTAATCACCTGATGTTGTTATGGTACCACCAGTAGCAGTAATAAATGTTGGTCCTTGTAAATCAGCCACATTACTTTCCTCAGCGTATATCCAACCTTTTGTTGAATCTACATATACTAAAAGAAGTGATGCTCTATTTGTACTAATTAAAGAATCGTTAGCGACACCTTGTATATTATGTCCGTTTCTACCGATTGTTAAATTATTACTCGCAAATGTACCAGCGTAATCTTTAATGGCTATCTGGTCGCCTAAAGAAGCACTTGCTGGTAAATTAAGGGTGTGTGTATTTGAAGTTGTGTCTATGAAATAACCATTACCAGCGACAGCAGTTGAAGAACTACCAGCGCCTGTGATAACTGATTGCCAATTGACATCTACACCAACTGATGAAGAACCACCAAGTGATATTGAAGTGCCATTGATTGTGATTGTTGAATTAGAGAGAGAAGCATTTTCAATTGTACCTGTTGCTAATTTATCT